GTGATATTTTCTGTGAAAAAGGGAATGTCGCTGAATTGTTAAAAAAAGAAAATCTTGCTGTAGATTATTATGGCGGTACTAAAATAAAAAAATGGGGGTTAGATTAATGTTTGGATTGTGGCAAAAAATTAAAAGCGTTTTTGTAAAAGAAGAAGTAGAGTATGAAACTGTCAGAGCAAGAACTAAAAAAGGTCGATTTGTAGCTGATGATTTATCAACAAAAGATATTAATGAAGCATTCGTAAAAGTTGCTAAAAAAAAATCTAAAAAGAAAGTTGCTAAAAAGAAATCTAAAAAATGACTGAAGAACAACAATCACTTCATAAAATAGAAATGCATGAAAGAGAATGTGCAATTCGTTATGAATACATTGAAAAAAGTCTTAATGAGGGCAGAGAGAAGTTTAAAAAATTAGAAATAATGCTATGGGGTTTATATGGAGTCATGGCAGCTAATTTAGGATTTGATAAATTCTTTTAAAAGATAGTGACATTGGAGTTATAAATGGATAACAACGATGTTGTCAAAAAAAAGATAGAACTAGAAGTAGAGATAGGCTCTACACATATCGAAAGAGGAATAAATCCATATCAAAAATGGATTCATCTAGCGAAAGCTATTGATGCATGGCGCATTTTTCCAAGAATGTTCCTCAGCGTTTACATATTCTTACTGTACTATTCAGTTATGTGGTTTATGGAATTGTCTGAGCCATCGCTTGAGCAATCAGGTTTGATCTCAATTATTGTAGGAGCTGGAGCTGCTTGGTTTGGTCTGTATGCTGGTTCAGCATCATCAAGTAAGAATTTCAAAGGCGAGGAATAGTGGAGCAAGCTGTTCAGCTTTTATCTGAACTTGGATTGCCTGTAGCTGGCGGTTTGGTAATGGCTTATTTTATATTTCTTGTAATGAAACAGTTAATGGATGCTTTGGTAGGCGAAATACAAACAGTCCAAGCCATATCTAAAATGCTCATTACCAGAGCAGCAACTATGAATAACGATATGATACGCATAGATACTAGCGTTAGCAGTGCATTAGGATTATCACCAGATTTAGATAGAATAGCTAGAGCAGAAAATTTCGTTGAAGATGGAAAGATTGATGCAAGGCGAGATTAATGGATATTGCAAAGATAGTGGCAGAGTTTGGGTTTCCAATTACGATGGTCCTTGGTCTTGGGTATTTCGTATTTTTTGTATGGCAAACTATTACAAATAAAATTGATCCAGCGGTACAAGAAATGAAGGTAACTATCATTAGATTGACAGATCAGCTCAGATTGCTGGACCAAGACATGATCCGCTTACAGCAGAAAACGAATACTGTGCTAGAATTAAAAGAAGAAAATAAGTTGAAGGATGATGAAAAGTAGTTTTTCGTGGTTTTTAGTAATATATGTATATATAGCATTGTTTTCAGTGTTATTGACTTCTTATGGCTATGCAGACGAAATAATGTTCAAGTTCAAAAGTCCAGCATTTTCTGGTATCAACACCTCAAGTCATTATCTTACAGTAGATTCGCAAGAAGCTAGTCGAAAACAAGCTGTCAAGGATGAAATTAAAGCCTATCAAGATGAATTAGCCAGAGATGCACAAAATACCACTCTTGCTAGGTTCATCAGGAACCTAGAATCGAGAGTCTATGCACAGCTATCAAGACAAATGGTTGAGCAGCTCTTTGGCGAGACACCTCAGAAATCTGGTAAATTAGAGCTTGAGGGAAACATAATAGAATATACTGTGGAGAATGATGAATTTATTACGCTCACTATTACAGATGAACTGGGTGGACAGACGTCTATTACTGTTCCTATTGGTAGTTTTACTTTCTAGCTGTGCTTCCCACAACATGTTGGAAGGTAGCGGTATTCCTAGTATCGTTATTAAAAGTTCTTCTATATTAGATCTACAATCAGAAGAATTAAAAAATGTTGGTGTACCTACAAGAAAACCAGTTGTAGCCATATATCCGAATTCTTTTGCAGATCACACAGGTCAGCGCAAAAGTAATGGACAGTTTGCATTATTTTCAACTGCTATTACCCAAGCACCAGAAGCGTTTCTTATTAGAGCATTAAAACACAGTGGCAATGGTAAATTCTGGCGAGTTGTTGAAAGAGTAGGCTTAGATTCGCTTACTAAAGAAAGGCAGATAATTAGATCTACTAGGGTAGATTTTGAAGATCAAAGCGAAGTTAAACCTTTACTGTTCGCTGGACTTTTGCTTCAAGGGGGTGTATTGAGTTATGATCAAAATGTACTTAGTGGTGGCAGCGGAGCAAGATACCTCGGTATTGGTAGCTCTAAACAGTACAGAGAAGATTTAATGACAGTTAGTTTAAGGCTTGTTTCAGTCAGTACAGGAGAGATATTAATAGAAACTTCTGCGCAAAAAAGCCTTTTAAGTGTTGGAATCTCACAAGATATTTTTCGATTTCTAGATGAAGGACAAAGGTTGGTAGAGGTGGAAGGTGGTAGAGCGCAAAATGAATCAACTAGCATTGTATTACAATCAGTAGTTGAAAGAGCTGTACTAGAAATAATAAAGATAGGCGAGACAAAAGGGTACTGGGAGATTAGAGATGAAGAAGTTAATTAGTTTATTATTAGTTTGCTGTATTGCAATAGCAGATGATAACGAAATTTATGTGGATCAAGCTGGAACATCCTCATCAATTGATTTGGAGCAATTAGGTTCTGGAAACATTATAGGTGGATTATTATCTGCACATGGATCTATGACACCATTTGATCTCGATGGCAATTCGATGACATTAGATGTAAATTTAATTGGTAACAATAACAAGATGTTAGGCGACATAAACTCAGATACATTCACAGGTCTGTTTGACTTCGATGGTGATACCAACTCATATACCATTCAAGTAGATCCTACAAACACCTATTCAGCCGATAACGCAAACGTGAATGTGAACGTGGATGGATCAACAAATGCCATGACATTAGATTTAGCTACTTCTTCCTTGGCTTCTGGTGCAGATGTAGACACAATAGTTCAAGGAAATAGTAATACAGTGAATATTGACTTAGATGTAGATTCAGCAGTAAATTATATGGATATAGACGGAGACAGTAATACAGTAAACTACGATGGGAACGGCTATGCTGGAGCATATTTCAAACTCGAACATGATGGCTCATCGAGAGCCTTTGAAGTTGATCAACAATCTACTTTGGATAATGATTGGCTGCGTGTTATTTCAAACGGAAGCAACGGCACAGTTTGCATCAACCAGTCGGACCAAGGAACCTCAACCTCTTGCTAAAGATATTGGCTCAATCTCTGAGCTAAATGGTGTAACCAGAGTTGTTCGAGAGAAACCTTTAAAAAGTGAGGTAGGCTTCTCACTAGATTCTATGGATAAGCTGGAAACAGCTGCTGGTCGCATGGGTGTTACTTTTCGTGATGAAACAACTATTAGGTTGACCGAGAATAGCACTGTGATTGTTGACTCCTTTATATTTGATCCAAATCCATCTAACTCCAGTATGGCTTTAAACTTTGTAAAAGGAACCGGTAGGTTTATCAGTTCAAAGTCAAAAAGAATAAAAAAAGAAAACATTAAGATACGAGCTGGCAATAGTGCAGTTGTAGGGATTAGGGGCACGGATCTCACGCTAACAGTAAAAGATACTGGGGAGGTTCTCGTTATTCTGCTGCCTAATGAATTTGGAGAAAGTTCAGGTGAGATAGTCGTTACAACTGCTTTGGGAAGTGTGGTTTTGAATAAACCATATCAGGCTACAACTGTGTATAACTTGGAATCAGTGCCATCAAATCCAGTAATACTAGATCTTACTTTAGATCAAATAGATAACTATTTAATTGTTTCTCCACCAGAAGAAAAACGACTAGAGACAAATGAATCAAGCGCAACTGCATCATCATCTATATTGGACACAGATTTTCTCGAATTTGACGATTTAGATGCTGATGTGCTAGATGCAGAATCAGAGCTAGAATACACAGAGCTTGATATAGATTACCTCGCAACTAATTTTTTGGAAGATTTGCTTGATGTGATACAAGAGGTAGATGAATTGAGCAAAGCATCAGGAGCATTGGCAAAACAAGGCTTGGAAGGTACAAGTATTGGTTATGATTCTGACACACAAATATCCAGTTTTGTGACTGATTCAGAAGTAAAATTAATACGCGAAGTAGAAGGTAAATTACAAATACAGGTTTCTAAAGACAGCAGTACAGCAATTAGCATAGATCAAGAAGGAAAAGTAAATCAAGTCAGAGTGAATGGTGGCACTCAATCTAATATAAATATAAAACAAGGAAGTTAATGTTGTTAAAATTTATACAAATATGCTAAAGTCACCATTCTGATAATTAAACAGGCGAAAAGATGAGCAAAATATTAATTGGTGTTATTCTTGTGATGTCGTTTGGTGGTTATCTGTTGTGGAATCAGAATGCAGAATTAAAAGCTCTTAACTATGCATACGAAATTAGAGATAAAGAACAACAGGAAACCATAACTCAATTACAATCTGATTTCAGTGAACAAACAGAAGGTTTACTAGAAATACAAGCAAAGAGTAATGAAATACAAAAAGAAATGAATAATTACTTAGATGTATTTAGAAGGCATAGTTTGACTAAATTGGCATCAGCAAAGCCAAATCTTATTGAAACAAGAGCTAATAAAGGAACTAAGAATGTATTTAACAGCATTGAAGAAGATTCTAGGGTACTCGATAATCTTGACGATGGTTTGCAGTTGCAGTCTGTATCAAAGACTGATCCCTGAGCCTAAGCCACCTGAAGTACAAATAATAACAAAACCAGTAGAAAAAACTATTGTACAGCCTATCATGCCTAGAGAAATTGATCTCAAGGAGCCTTATTGGTTTGTTGTAAGTAAATCTAATATTGATGAATTTATAGCCAGAGTTGAAAAAGAGCAAGGGCAATTGGTATTTTTCGCAATGAGTGTGCCTGATTACGAGCTTATGGCTTATAACATGCAAGAATTAAAAAGATACATTAACGAAATGCAAGAAATAATTGTTTATTATAGAAAAGTGACTAAAGGAGAAAACGATGAAGATTAGTCAAGAAGGTATTGCCTTGATTAAAAAGTTCGAGGGGTGCAAGCTAGAAACCTATCGATGTAGCGCAGATGTACCTACAATTGGTTATGGGCATACTAGAACTGTTGAAGAAAACATGAGCATTACAAAAGATACAGCTGAAGCGTTACTTGTTGAAGATCTCGAAGAATTTGAAGGGTATGTAAATGATTTAGTGACAGTTGATCTTGATGAGAACCAATTTTCAAGTTTAGTTAGTTGGACTTTCAATTTAGGACCTAGCAACCTCAGAAGCAGTACGCTGCTCAAGTTGCTCAACAAAGAAAAATACGATGAAATACCAGCTCAAATCAAGCGTTGGAACAAAAGTGCTGGTGTCGTTTCTGATGGTTTGATCAGAAGGCGATTGGCAGAAAGTTTATTATTCCAAGGAAAAGAATGGCATGATGTGTGATATATCAATTATACTAACTCTAGGCAGTTCTCCATTACTGCTGAGGAGATGGTAGTACCATATTGTCACTATCTAGCTACCATCTCCGATTTTTATGAATGAGCTATCCTTAAAAGACTTCGATATACTTTCTCAAGCAGAAAAGGATGAAGCAGTATCTCTTTTAAATAGATATGAACAACTAGAAAGCCAAAAATCTTGTCACAAAGATTTTCTATCATTCGTTAAATATATGTGGGGTGATGCTTTTATATCTGGCAGACATCACAAAATTATCTCAAAAAAATTTAACAAAATAGCTCAAGGCAAGTTAAAAAGATTAATTGTATGTTTACCACCCAGACATTCTAAATCTGAGTTTGCAAGTACATATTTACCAGCTTGGATGATGGGTTTGAATGGTGCATTAAAAATAATTCAGTGTACTCACACAGCAGAATTAGCAGTGAGATTTGGAAGAAAGGTTAGAAACTTAATAGATAGTGATGATTTTAAAACAATTTTTCCCAACCTAAGATTACAAGCAGATAACAAAAGTGCTGGTCGTTGGACTACAAACCAAGAGGGTGAATCTTTCTATGCTGGTGTAGGTGGTGCAATTACAGGTCGTGGTGCAGATCTACTAATTATTGATGATCCACATTCAGAGCAAGATGCTTTGAGTCCAAAAGCAATGGATAGTGCATATGAATGGTACACATCAGGTCCTCGTCAGCGATTACAGCCCGGTGGAACTATTATTATAGTAATGACAAGATGGAGCACTAAAGATCTTGTTGGCAGACTTTTGAAAAAACAAGGTGATGATCATGCAGATCAATGGGAAATAGTTGAGTTTCCAGCAATTATGCCAGAAAGTGATAAGCCTTTGTGGGGTGAGTTTTGGAAGAAAGAAGAATTATTGAGTGTAAAAGCATCGTTACCAGTAGCTAAATGGAATGCTCAGTGGATGCAAAATCCTACAGCTGAAGAAGGATCTATAATAAAAAGAGAGTGGTGGAAAGAGTGGCATGAAGATGCACCACCAGCTTATGAGTATGTAATACAAAGTTACGATACAGCGTTTAGTAAAAAAGAAAGTGCTGATTATTCAGCAATCACTACATGGGCGATTTTCGAGCATGAGGATGATGGACAGCCTAATATAATACTTTTAGATGCTAAAAGAGTCAGAGTTGATTTTCCTGAGTTGAAAAGGTTAGCATGGGATGAATACAAATATTGGGAACCAGATTGTATTTTGATAGAAGCAAAAGCAACAGGCACACCTTTGACACAAGAATTGAGAAGAATGGGAATTCCTGTTACTGCTTATTCACCATCAAGAGGGCAAGATAAAGTTGCCAGAATGAACAGTGTAGCTCCAATATTCGAGTCAGGAATGGTGTGGATGCCTGATGAAACTTTTGCAGATGAAGTGCGTGAAGAATGCGCTAGTTTTCCTTATGGAGACTATGATGACTATGTAGATAGCATGACGATGGCTCTTATGAGATTTAGGCAAGGTGGCTTTCTTTCTTTGAATGAAGATTACAAAGATGAAGTTAAATTGTTAAAAAAGAACAGAACAGTATATTATTAATGTAATGAAGATTTGGCTAACATCATATATACACGATGGCGAATTACATGCTGGACCAAATATTGTTGCAATAGATAGAAAAAAAGCAAAATTGATTTGCACAATGGCTGGATTAGTTTTAGTTGGTGAATTAGAAATGATAATTGATAGTGAAATGAGTCTCGATGAATTTGAAATTGATCAAGACACAGTAATACATTAGGGAAATATTATGGCAGTTGAAAGAGTTTTAGGTACTGAGAATGATCCAGACATAATCGAAACAGGCTCAGAAATCGAGGTTGTTCCAGATAAGACTAGAGAAGAAGAACTTTTAGAAGCTGCTAGTATTGTTGTTTCTGGCGATGAAATATTTACTGAAGAAGAATTAGATGAAAAAGCAGAGATGGTAGAAGAAGATTTCTACGCAAATTTAGCTGAAAACTTAGATTCTAGTTCTTTACGAACATTAGCTACAGAACTTGTAGAGTCAATACAAGGTGATTTCGATTCAAGATCTGAATGGGAAAAAACTTATACAGATGGATTACAGTATCTTGGCATGAAGTTCGATGAATCAAGATCACAGCCATTTGAGGGTTCTTCTGGTGTTATCCACCCAATTTTAGCAGAAGCAGTAACTCAATTCCAAGCTCAGGCATATAAGGAATTATTGCCAGCAAAAGGACCTGTAAAAACACAGGTAATTGGAGCTAGAACAGCAGAGACAGAAAGCCAAGCTGATCGTGTAATGGAGTTTATGAACTATTACATCATGAATGTAATGAAAGAGTATGATCCAGAACTAGACCAATTGTTATTTTTCTTACCATTAGCTGGTTCAGCATTTAAGAAAATATACTATGACTTTTCATTAAAAAGAGCTGTTTCCAAATTTATACCACCAGAAGATCTTGTAGTTCCATATGAAGCACCAGATATTTCTACAGCTGAAAGAATTACACATGTAATTAGCATGTCAAGAAACGAAATTAAAAAACAACAGCTAAGTGGTTTTTACGCTGATGTAGATATACCTGATGGTGATTACGGAGATTCAAATGATGTACAAGATGAAATTGATGATATACAAGGCATGTCACCATCTTATACAGAAGAAAGAAACAGAACAATATACGAGGTTCATACCATTCTAGATCTAGAAGGATATGAAGATATCGATGAAGAAGGTGAATCAACTGGTCTAAAATTACCATACATAGTAACCATTGATGAACAAGCGAACAAAGTCTTAGCAATCAGAAGAAATTACAATCCAGAAGATCCTGACAAAAACAAAATAAATTATTTTGTACAGTATAAATTCTTACCCGGTCTTGGTTTTTATGGTCTTGGACTTTCACACATGATAGGTGGATTGAGTAAAGCATCGACATCAATATTGAGACAGCTCATAGATGCTGGAACTTTAAGTAACTTGCCAGCTGGATTCAAAGCTAGAGGTATGAGAATTAGAGATGAAGCAGATCCACTGCAACCCGGTGAGTTTAGAGACATAGATACTACTGGCGGTTCTTTGCGTGAAAACTTAATACCACTACCTATAAAAGAACCAAGTAATGTATTGATGCAGTTATTAGGATTGCTTATTGACTCAGGAAAAAGATTTGCTGCTATTGCTGATATGAATGTTGGTGATATGAATCAAGCTATGCCTGTTGGAACTACTGTAGCATTACTTGAGCGTGGCACAAAAGTTATGAGTGCAATACATAAAAGATTGCATTACGCACAAAAACTTGAGTTTAGCCTTTTAGGTAATGTATTCGCAGACTTTTTACCACCTGTTTACAATTACGATACTGGAACTGCGCCTAGAGAAATAAAAGCTACCGATTTCGATGATAGGATTGATGTGGTTCCAGTATCAGATCCAAACATTTTTAGTCAAAGCCAGCGTATTACTTTGGCACAAGAATTATTGCAAATGGTTCAATCTAATCCACAGATACATGGACCTTTAGGTATATATGAAGCATACAAAAGAATGTATGGTGCTTTAGGTATAGATAATGTTGAGTCATTATTACAGCCACCACCAGACATGACACCAAGACCAGTTGATGCTGGCTTAGAAAATTCTGGCTTCTTGTTAGGTCAACCAGCACAGGCTTTTCCACAACAAAACCATGAAGCTCATGTACAAGCACACCAAGGATTATTTTTGACTAGCGTGGTTCAACAAAATCCACAAATACAATCTTTAATAATTAGTCATGTTATGCAACATTTACAATTTTTATCTACACAAGTAGCTCAACAACAAATGCCACCAGAGATGCAAGAAAGAATTTCTCAGTTGCAAATGCAAGCACAGCAAGTACCACCTGAGCAAGCAGAACAAATACAACAAGAGTTACAGATGATGATGGATCAGATGTCCTCACCAATTATGGCTCAACTTACTAATGATTTCTTATCTACAATACAAACAGGTGGTGACGATCCATTAGTTGCCATTAGACAACAAGAGCTTGCGCTTAAAGATAAAGAAATTGATTTAGATCAAGAAAAGTTTGTAAGCAAGCAACAACAACAGCAACAGTCTGACATGATGGATGCTCAATTATCTCAACAAAGATTAGATGTGCAAAAATCTATTGCTGACGATAAGCTACAACTTGGGTTAGACAGAATGAGACAACAAGCTGAACTTAAAATTTTAGAACTAGAGCAAAGATTTAGGAGAAATTAAATGGCTTCGTCAATACAATTAGAGATGCAAAGGCAACTCAAAGAACAAAAAAAGTTAGATAGACAAAAAGAGCAAGAAGCATGGGCAAAAGCTGAAGCAGAAGCACTTGCTAGTAAGAAAGCATCAGATGAAAGAATCGCAAAGAAAATGAAAATTATTGAATCTGGTGGTGTGGTTCCTAACCCAAAACCAAAAAAAGAAGAAGCACCTAAGAAAGCAAAAGTGGTTGAGGAAGTAAAAGCAAAGGAGCCAAAAAAAGAAGCTACTAAGAAAAAAGTAGCTAAAAAGAAAGTAGCCAAGAAAAAAGGTAGACCAGCGAAGAAAAAATAGGAGTATTCAATGGATGGGTTTGATTTAGTTAGTGACATAAGAAAAGAAATACAGATACAAGTAGACTCAATACAAAATATATTGATGACAGGTCAAGTTAAAGATATGGAGCAGTATAAATTCTTTACAGGACAACTACATCAGTTATACAATATGCAAGACTTTATTAAATCTTATAAAAAGATAGAGGATTGAGCAAAATGGGCGAAAAAGTTGAGTTGAAATCAGCTTATGTTGATGCAGATGATGTAGTTTTGGATCCAACAAAGGTAGAAGATAGTGTAATAGAAAGAATGCCACAGCCAACTGGATGGAGAATTTTATGTTTACCATACAGAAAAAGTCGAAAAACAAAAGGTGGTATTGTTCTTACCAGAGAAACAGTAGATAAAGAATCGTTAGCTACTTTAGTAGCTTATGTGGTTAAGAAAGGACCTTTATGCTACAGTGACAAAAAGAAGTATGGCGAGCATTGGTGTCAAGAAAAACAATGGATCTTGATTAGTAGGTATGCTGGTGCTAGGTTTAAATTAGAAGATGGTGCTGAAGTTCGTATAATTAATGATGATGAAGTCATTGGAACTATAAAGCACCCAGACGATATAGTGAGCATATAAATTATGAGTGAAGAACAAGTAGAGCAAAAACAAGAAGAAGAAATCGCATTCACTGTTGTAGATGATACAGCAGTGAGTCAGACCACTGCTACAGTAGATTCTGATGATGAGCTTGATAAATATACAAAAAATGTAAGCAAGCGAATCAATAATCTGAATAAGAAAACTAGACAAGCAGAAGAAAGAGCGTTGCAAGCTGAAAGATTATTAGCTCAAAAAGATGCTGAAAACCAACAACTAAAAGCAAAAACTAGCCAATTGACTAGCAATGTATTGGTTGCTGAAGAACAGTCAATACAAGCTAAAGAACAACAAGCAGATGAGTTATACAAAAAAGCAGTCTCTAGTGGCGATGCCGATTTAATGAGCAAAGCAGATACACTAAAAAGCGATTTGTCTATACAAAAAGAAAAGTTAAGAATTGCAAAGAATAGACAAGTACAAGAGCCAGAAGTTGCACAACAGACTGTTCAAGCACCACAACAACAAGTGCAACAGCAAGTACAGCCTAGTGATAGTGCGTTAGCTTGGAAAGGTAGAAACAATTGGTACAACCAACCAGAACATAAAGAAGAATCTGATTATGCTATGTACCAACATTATGTGCTTGAAAATGAAGGTTACATAGCTGATACTGATGATTATTGGAATGAGCTAGACACAAGAGTTCGTAAGGTTTTTCCTAATTTGGAAGAATCTGAGAAAACAGCCGAAAAAAATGATGCTAAACCCACTGTGCAAAGAGTTGCATCAACTTCTGTAGGAAGTAGGCAAAAAACACAAGCAAAGAAAGGCGGTGTTACATTTACTAAGTCTGAACAGGCTCGCCTAAGAGCTTTAAAGCCACACAAGATGTCTGAAGATGAGTGGTTTAAAAGAGTTGCAAAAGAGAAGCAAAAAATCTCACAACAAAGAGAGGTAAGTTAATATGTCAGGTTTAGAAGATTACGCAAGAACTGATCGTGATTCCGAGACACACGATAAAGAAGCTCGTAGAAAACCATGGGAGCCAGTAAGAAAGCTCGATACTCCACCACCACCAGAAGGATATGAGTATAGGTGGATTAGACAGTCTTTGCTTGGTACAGAAGATGCAAACAATTC